GGCGCATCGTCAAGCCGGTGCCGGGCACGGTGCGGCTGGCGGTGGCGGGCGTGGCGCTGGAGGACCTGCGCGGCTGGTCGGTGGACCACGCCACCGGCATCGTCACCTTCGACACCGCACCCGGCAAGGGCGCCGAGATCACCGCGGGGTTCGAATTCGACGTGCCGGTGCGGTTCGATACCGACCTGATCCAGGTCTCGGTGGAAAGCTTCCGCGCGGGCGAACTGCCCTCGGTTCCGGTGGTGGAGATCCGCCAATGACGCTGCAGGAGCATCTGTCGACCGGGCTGACCACCATCGCGCGCGCCTGGAAGCTGACGCGCGCCGATGGCGTGGTGCTGGGCTTCACCGATCACGACCGCGATCTGACCTTCGAGGGGGTCAGCTACAGCGCCGGGGCGGGGCTGAGCGCGCGCGCGCTGGACACCACCACCGGGCTCGCGGTGGACAATTCCGAGGCGCTGGGCGCGCTGGTCGATGCCGGGCTGACCGAGGACGACATCGCCGCGGGCCGCTATGATGGCGCCGAGCTGGTGATCTTCGAGGTCAACTGGGCCGACCCCGCCCAGCGCCGGGTGATCTTTCGCGGCGCGCTGGGCGAGATCGTGCGCGCAGGCGGCGCCTTCCGCGCCGAGCTGCGCGGGCTGACCGAGCCGCTGGGCCAGACGCGCGGGCGCATCTACCAGCCGCAATGCGGCGCGGTGCTGGGGGACGCCGCTTGCGGGGTGGATCTGGACGCGCCGGGCCGCAGCGTCGAGGTCGCCGCCGAGGAGGTCACCGCCGACGGCGTGTTCACCTTCGCCGCGCTGCCGGGCTTTGCCGAGCGCTGGTTCGAATTCGGGCGGCTCGAGGTCGTCTCGGGCGCGGGGGCGGGGCAGGTGGCGGTGATCCGCGCCGACCGGCTGACCGGCGACGGGCGGCGCGCGGTCGCGCTGTGGTCCGCGCCGGGGCGGTTGCCGGCGCGCGGCGACCTGCTGCGGCTGCGCGCCGGCTGCGACAAGCGCGCCGCGACGTGCCGGCTGAAATTCGACAACTTCCTGAACTTCCGCGGCTTTCCCCATATCCCGGGCGAGGACTGGCTGACGGCCGCGCCGCGCCCCGACCGCCCCGGTGGTGGCGCGGGCCAGTCCTGGCGGCCCGATTGGGGGCGCGAGGGTGCGCCCGGCGGGGTGTTCGGTGGGATCGGTGGCGGTTTCGGTGGGGGCGAGGGCGGATGAGGCCCGCGATCGTCACCGAGGCGCGGCGCTGGAAGGGCACGCCGTATGTCTATCAGGCCGCCTGCCGTGGCGCGGGGGCGGATTGCTTCGGGCTGGTGCGCGGCATCTGGCGCGCCATGATCGGCCCCGAGCCCTGGCCCGCCCCCGATTACGCCCCCGGCTGGGGCGACACCGGCGATCCCGACCGGTTCCGCGCCGCGCTGGCGCTGTGGTTCGCCCAGCGCCCCGCCGTCGCCGCCGCGCGCCCCGGCGACGTGCTGCTGTTCCGCATCGCGCCGGGCAGGGTGGCCAAGCATCTGGGTGTGCGCACCGACGGCCCGCGCGGCCCCGGTTTCGTGCATGCCCACCCGCGCCACGGCGTGATCGAAAGCCCGCTTGGCGGTCCCTGGGCGCGGCGCGTCGTCGCTGTCTTCGCCTTCCCGGCGCGCGGCGCCGTCCCTGTCACCGAAAGGAACGTTCCATGGCAACCCTGATTCTGGCGGCAGCGGGCGCGGCGATCGGCTCGGGCGTGGGCGGCGCGGTGCTGGGGCTGTCGGGCGCGGTGATCGGGCAGGCGGTCGGCGCGACGATCGGCCAGGCGGTGGACCAGCGGCTGATGAGCCCCGCGTCGGGGCCGCAGGCGGTGATGGGCGCCGGCTCGCAGGTGATCGAGAGCGGGCGGCTGGACCGGCTCCAGCTCAACGGCGCGAGCGAGGGCGCCCCGGTGCCGCTGGTCTGGGGCCGGGTGCGGCTGGGCGGGCAGGTGATCTGGTCGTCGCGGTTTCAGGAAAACGTCGAGATCGAGACCACGGGCGGCGAGGATGGCCAGCCGCTGACCGAGCTGCGCCGCTACAGCTACTCGATCAGCCTTGCCATCGCGCTGTGCGAGGGGCCGATCCGCGGCGTGGGCCGGATCTGGGCCGATGGCGAGGAGATCGCCCCCGCCGATCTGGACCTGCGCGTCCATACCGGCAGCGAGGACCAGCTGCCCGACCCCAAGATCGCCGCGGTCGAGGGCGAGGACCGCGCGCCCGCCTATCGCGGGATCGCCTATGTGGTGCTCGAGGAGTTCGACCTCGGACCCTTCGGCAACCGCGTCCCGCAGCTGAGCTTCGAGGTGCTGCGCGCCGCGGCGTCGGAGGCGGGCGATGCCATCGGCGACGTGGTCCGCGCGGTGGCGCTGATGCCCGGCACGGGCGACTACGCGCTGGCCACCTCGCGCGTGCACTTCCCCAAGGCGCTGGGCCGCAACGCCCCGGGAAACACCAACACGCCGTTGGTGCGCACCGATCTGGAGGTGTCGCTCGACGCGCTCGAACGCGAGGCGCCGCGCGCGCGTTCGGCGCTGCTGGTGGCGTCGTGGTTCGGCGACGATCTGCGCGCCGGCGCGTGCAGCCTGCGCCCGATGGTGGAAAACGCGGGCCGCGACGGGTTCCCGCGGCAATGGGGCGTGTCGGGGCGGTTGCGGCCGCAGGCGGCGGTGCTGCCGACGCTCGATGGCCGGCCGGTCTATGGCAGCACGCCCGCCGATTCATCGGTCCGCGATGCCATCGCCGAGATGACCGCGCGCGGCATCGATGTGGTGTTCTATCCCTTCATCCTGATGACGCAGCTTGCCGGCAACGGCCTGCCCGACCCGTGGTCGGATGCTCCCGACCAGCCGGTGCTGCCCTGGCGCGGGCGGATCACCACCGACAAGGCGCCGGGCCGGCCCGGCAGCCCCGACGGCACCGCCGCCGCCGAAGCCGAGGTCGCGGCCTTCTTCGGCACCGTCGGCCCGCAGCACTTCCAGGTCGCGGGCGGGCAGGTGTTCTACAACGGCCCCGCCGGCGAGTGGTCGTATCGTCGCTTCATCCTGCACTATGCCGCGCTGTGCAAGGCGGCGGGCGGGGTGCACGCGTTCTGCATCGGCTCGGAGATGCGCGCGCTCACCCAGATCCGCGGGCCCGGCAACAGCTTTCCGGCGGTCGCGGCGCTGCGCGCGCTGGCCGTGGATGTGCGCGCGATCCTCGGCCCCGATGTCAAGCTCACCTATGCGGCCGACTGGTCGGAATACTGGGGCCACACCGACGCCGAGGGCAANCGGTTCTTCCACCTCGACCCGCTGTGGGCGGACCCCGAGATCGATTTCATCGGCATCGACAACTACATGCCGCTGAGCGACTGGCGCGAGGGTGACGATCACGCCGACGCGCATTGGGGCAGCATCTACAACCTCGACTATCTGATGGCCAATGTCGCGGGCGGCGAGGGGTATGACTGGTTCTACCCCTCGGACGCGCACCGCCGCGCGCAGGCCCGCATGCCGATCACCGACGGCGCGCACCACGAGCCGTGGATCTGGCGCACCAAGGACCTGCGCAGCTGGTGGCAGAACGACCACCACGAGCGCGTCGGCGGCGTGCGCGCCGCGCAGCCCACCGCGTGGGTGCCGCGCTCCAAGCCGATCTGGTTCACCGAGCTTGGCTGCGCGGCCATCGACAAGGGCACCAACCAGCCCAACAAGTTCCTGGACCCGAAATCGTCGGAAAGCAGCGTGCCGTATTTCTCGAACGGTCGTCGCGACGACACGATCCAGATGCAGTATCTGCGCGCCATGCACCGCTATTGGGAGGACCCGGCCCACAACCCGGTCTCCGAGCTCTATGACGGCCCGATGGTGGACATGGCGCGCGCGCATGTCTGGGCGTGGGACGCGCGGCCCTATCCGTGGTTTCCGGCCAATCTGGAGCTGTGGGCCGATGGCGAGAACTGGGAGCGCGGGCACTGGATCACCGGGCGGACGTTGAGCCAGCCGCTCTCGGCGGTGGTCGACGAGATCTGCGCGCGCGCCGGCGTGGGGCCGGTGGACACCTCGGCGCTGCATGGGGTGGTGCGCGGCTACGCACCGGCCTCGACCGACAGCGCGCGCGCGATGCTGCAACCGCTCATGCTCGCCCACGGGATCGAGGCGGTCGAGCGCGCCGGCGTGCTGGTGTTCCGGTTGCGCGCCACGTCGCCGGCAACGCCCGTCGGCGCGGATGATCTGGCCGCGCGCGACGGCGGCGCGCTGGAACTCGCGCGCGCGCCCGAGGCCGAGCGCATCGGCCGCGTCGCCATCGGCTATATCGAGGCCGGCGGCGATTTCGCCACCCGCAGCACCGAGGCGCGCTTTCCCGATGCGCGCGACACCGTGTCCACGCAAAGCGATCTGGCGATGGTGCTGGCGCCGGGCGAGGCGCGGCTGATCGCCGAGCGCTGGCTGGCCGAGGCACGCGTCGCGCGCGACAGCGCGCGGCTGTCGCTGCCGCCGTCGCGCGCGGTGGCGGCGGGGGACGTGCTGGCGATCGAGGGCGGTGCGGGTG